CCCAGCGCCAGACCTCGTGGTTCACATGGTTTTGATGGCGAAGATACACTCAGGCGATGCCTGGGGAGTCGGTAAGCTCATGAGGTTCTCAGGGCTATCGAAGCACTACGCCAGGCAGGCAATCAGCAGGGCTGAGCAGTGGGTAGAGGAGTGGCAATATCCCAAAATATCCAGCCACGAATCTGCACACATGCACCCTAACCCGAGCAACGGCGCGAACTTAGGAGGACAGATATCCGAAAATATGTCGGAAATATCCGATAATCTCCCCTCGCGCGCGCGTCTTCTTTATACAGATACAACTAAAGATACAGATACAGTCTCTGATATGGGGGATACCCCCAAGCCCCCAGCACCTAAACCGAAGAAGAAGAACAAGAAGAAGAACACGATCACCGGTCACGGATCTGAAGAGGTCCGCGCCGTCTGGGACGCGCTCAACAAGCAGCGCCAGAAGTATCGACCAGGCGCCCGAGATATCACCCTTCAGCGCTCATGGGCTGCGACCTTGAAAGACCAGTTAAAGATCAGCACACCTGGCGACATCATGCGGGCTTATCGTTACTTCTCCGAGGGCGACGGTGCGCGGTGGTGGCAGGACAACGATCTGGATCTTCATGCAATGATGACCCGGCGCACGATGGAGCGAATGATGGCAGAGTCCACGGACTGGTCAGCAGAGGCAGACCTTGAGCGAGAACGCAAACAAATAGAGGAGGCATTCTAATGGCCAGCAAGGACACGATACAGGCGATGCTCAAGGCATTCGCAACCAACTACAGCAGGCGAGACGACTGGGCTGATACCGTCTGGGGTACCTGGTACAAGGCGCTCCAAAGCTACAGTGACCAAGATGTCAGGCAGGTAGCGCGTCAGGTGATGTCAGAGCGGGGCCGTGTGCCCACTGTGGCGGCGTTTCTCGCGTGCATGAAGGGCAACCCAGCGGTCGCACAGCCGCAAGGCCCTACGGGCTGTATGGCGTGTGATGGGACTGGGTGGCGTGAAGTCTCTTGGCATCGATGGGACACCCGGCGCCTGATGGTCACCAGCTATGCGGCGTCATGCGATTGCGAGAAGGGGCGATACTACGAAGCAGGAGCGGCCACGAACTGGTCGGTTGTCGTCGAGAAGCTCAGCAGCGACCCCAGCACCGAGGCTGTCTACAGCACCAGCGCGAGCCACCCACGGCTGACTATTCAGGAGCGGTATCACCCGGACATGGTTGCCAAGATGAAGGACAGCCAGGCATCAAGAAGCTCAGGCGATACGGTCGGCATCAAGAAGGTCTGACCTTCACCACAAGTTTCAACAACCGCCCAACAGGGCAAAGAGAGGACAAATGCTAATCTTTATCAACCCAATCCAAATCGTTGACGCGTCAGAGGTGTCGTGTGAGCCTGCCGGTATGATGGCTGTGCCGGTCAATGCGATCCGTCACGTCGAAGAGACCAAGGGAGAACCAGACAGAGAAATCAAGACGATCGTCGGCATGACTGACGGGACGATGTATCATTGCACTACCCTCTTCTCCAACATTGAGAGGCAGGTGTATCCAGAGATACTCAGCGCAGTGGAAGCGATAGAAGACCTCGGTTCGCGCGTGCATGAGGTCAATGAGACTATTGATCAGATCGGCCATGTGCTTGGCAAGCTCACCATGGTCGCCTGCTCAGTGCGTGACCAAATCGAGCACGCATCAAGCGTCAAGCAGATGCACTGACAACGACTCCCTCGGCCCGCCACCACGCTCGGCAGAGTTCCTACCGGTGGCGGGTTCGAGGGCATTGTTGACAGGATTTGTGGGAATAGCTAAACTCCCACAATGGGACGGAAGCACACAGACGAACAGGTACAGCAGCGCCGCGACGTGATTGAGGCGCTGTTGATTAAGGGCGATTGGACGCTACGGCGTCAGGCCCAGGTTGCTGCTCAGTACGATGTCAGCCCCAACCAGGTGCGCAAGGATGCAGCGATCATCCGGCGGGAGTGGGCAGGCCAGGAGCAGGAGCAGAGCCACGATGAACTGCGAGCCGACTGGCGGCAGCGGGTCATGGCTACCATGCAGCAGGCGATGGAGTTGGGGCACACGACCACCGTAGCCAAGCTGCTTGCGACAGAGGCCAGGGTGCTGGGCATCGAGGCACCGCAGCAGGTGCAGGTCCAGGCTCAGGTCCACACGATTGACGACGCGCCAAGGTTGGCCGTCGATCTGCTCAAGGCGCTGCCGGCTGCCTGTGAGCTTCTGGGGGTTCCGGTCCCCGCTCTGCCGGTGATTAAGTTGGACGATTCAGATGGGTGACATGAAACAGGAATGGAGTGAGGTGATCGAGTACATCGCGAAGGTCGGGGGTTCGACGTTCGCGGAGCTTGAAAACCGGTTCGGATGGCTGGGCGGTGGCGATCTGACCTTCGAGCTACCAGGGCCGAACCTGCTGCTATGGACTGGCCTGAGTGCGGAGGGTGCCGCCTTTTATACGGACCGTGAGGTCAGGGACCAATTGGAGCCGTCTTCATGCAGTTGGCTGCTGTATGCCGACGACGGCAAGGTACTCAAGATGCCGATCGCCAAGAGGCCACCGAAGGGCGGCTACAAGAAGCAGCGGTGGGCCCCCACGGTCTTCAGTGTGCGCAATGGATAAGGCGATACCAGACGGTCCACGGTTCATAAGCATGGCCGATGTAAAGACCAGAACGGGCCCCGGTGGCGTGGTGGCTGCGGCCGGGCTGATCTCGGCCGCGCTCAAGATCAAGCCCCGACTGGCGGTCGACCGTGAGCGCATCAGGTGGCGGCTTGAGCGGGCGGTCAAGCTGCTGGATGAGGTGATCGATGCCAAGTAAAGCAGAAGCGGCGGCGGTGTGGATGCCGATCGCTGACCTGTGACCACAGCAGCGGACCAAGTGCTGCACGCTGCGCCGGCCCTGGAGGCGCTTGCACAGCTTCGGGAGGCCTACCCCTTGGCGTTCGCTACGCTGTGGCACAACGACGCCCCACGCACCAGCCAGCGGGCTCCGTTGCAGCGTGCTGGGGTTGACGCTGTGCTCGCGGCGGGCGGCAACGGATCGGGCAAGACAGAGCTTGGCGGGATGGCCTCGTGCGCCGTGGCGATGGGTCGTGAGCACCCAGCCGTCCAAGCGTGGCTCAGGCGTAACAACCTCGAGCCGTCGCTAATACCGCCGAAGCCTGGGATGGTTTTGGCGTCGAGCTTGAACAGCACCATGAGCATCAACGTGCAGCGGCCAGCGGTGGAGCGGTACGCGCCAGCGGGTACGGAGTGGCGCAACCGTGACGGCGCTGGGTTCAGTGAAGCTCGCTTCCCTGGTGGCGGTCGCGTGCGCTTCCTCACCAACGATGCGGGGCGGCGCGCTATGCAGGGCTACACCGGTCATATGCTGTGGCTGGACGAGGAGCACGATGAGGACATATTCAACGAGGGTATGCAGCGGCTGACCCGTGCACAGTGGGAGGGCCGAAGCGGCTGGGCTCTGCTGACCATGACGCCGCTCAAGGGCTTCACCTGGGTCCATCAGCGCTACGTGGCAGACCCAGACGAGGGCTCAGCGATCTACTATCTGCACGGTGGAGACAACCCGCACATCGACCAGGCCAAGCGCTCGCGGCTGCTGCGTTCAGTCAACGAGGGCGAGAGGGCAGCGCGTGACCGTGGCGAGTTCACCCAGCTTGAGGGGCGCGTCTTCACGCAGTGGAACACCAACCACCACGTCACCAGAGCCCACGAGGTGCCAGCAGACTGGCCGCTGTACTCGTGCATGGACTTCGGCACCAGGGCACCAGCGGCATACCTGCTGTGTGCGCTCGACCCGTCAGACGACACCCTGCACGTCATAGCAGAGCACTACCGTGCAGAGATGACCCTGAGCCAGCACGCGCGAGCAATCAAGACGATTCTCGCAGGGCGTGAGGTTGAGTGGATGGTCTGCGACCCTGAAGACCGTGGCAGCCGTCTGGCTCTTGGGCGTGAGCATGGGATCGCCAATGTTGGAGCAAACAAAAAATCGGGCAGCGTGCGAAAAGGCATCAACGACCTATCGGAGAGATTGGCCATCAACCCGATCAGCGGACGCCCTGCGCTACTGGTGCATGACTGCTGCACCAACCTGATACGCGAGATGGGCGGCTATGTGTGGGCACCGACTCGCAGCGGTGAGGTCAAAGACGCACCTGCACCCAGGCAATCAGACCACGCCATAGACGCCCTGAGATACTGCGTGAGCAAGCTGAGTACCTCGAGCTTCGCGATCGGCTGAAACTCTACATTCTAAAAAAACTAAATAGACTAAAGAGCCTAAACGGCGTAGCGTCTATTCGTGACCAAGTCTGAGATCGCTATTCGTGATGGATGGTTTCCGCGCCTGCTGAAGGCGCTGAAGCTCGTTGACGTGTCTGATGACGGCACAAGCTCACACATCGCCGGCTCTGACTTCATCGGCAACCAAGCAGCCGCCCCAGGGTACTCGGCAATCAACTCGATGAGCGCTATGTCTGCGTTCCCGTGGGTTCGCGCTTGCGTCGAGGCGATCAGCAGCGACCTCACCAAGGTACCGCTCAAGGTCATCAAGGGCCGTGGCAAGGATGCCGAGCCCGTAGATGATCACCCGATCCTCGACCTGATGGA